GGAGAAAATGTTTACTTACGTGGATTCGGAAGTTTTGTAGTGAAACAAAGAGCAGAAAAAACAGTATCGTTTAGGAGACTGGGATGGCTAAAGCCCGTAAAATGGTCGGACTCAATATCGAGGAGACCAGTGGTGTAGACCACCCAGCCCACCTGCACGAAGGTTGGTTAGTCATTAAATCAGAGCACTCTGGTGTAGACGACCTTCTGAGTGACCTTGTAAGTCAAAACACCGAATCAGAAAAAGTTCTGATTACTGAGGGGACGAAGGAGACCGCTATGACCCCAGATGAAAACGTAGAGGTTGTAGACAAGGCGATTCCTGCTAAGCCAGAGGAAGACAAAATGTCATACAACGACGCTATGGAAAAAATCAAGATGCTTGAAGAAGAATTACAAAAGAAGCAAAAAGAGATGGACAAAGTTATGCACGCTATGGAAGAAAAGAAAAAGCCTGCTGCTAAGTCTGTTGAAGAAGAAACTGCTGCTCTTGTTAAAGAAGCACCAGAGCCACTTCGCAAGATGCTTGAAGACCTTGAGAAGTCTGCTTCTGATGCTAAGGCTCGCGCTGAAGTAGCAGAGTCAGTATTAAAGGCAGAGCGTGATGCTCGTGCTAATGAAGTTGCTGTTGCAAAGGCAAAAGAGTGGACACACCTTGCTATTGACGCAGAAAAAGTTGGACCAGCGTTGGCTTCACTTGCTGAAGTAAATGTTGATTTGGCAAAGGCTCTTGAAGATGTTTTAACTTCTGTCAATGCGCAAGCAGAGTCAGCAAACATTTTCGCTGAGATTGGTAAGTCTGCTTCACCTACAAGTGGTGACGCTTACACACAATTAACTTCTATGGCTAAAGCGGCTGTGGAATCCACTAAAGGTATTACGTTTGAACAAGCGTTTGCTGGTGCTGTAAATAGCAACCCAGACCTGTACAATCAGTACCTTAACGAGAAGGGTGCTAAATAAAAATGGCATACGAAATTAGTAATTACAGCGTAAAAGTCACCCTAGTTGCTGCGGCTGACCTTTCTGCTAAGCAGTACACATTCGTAAAGTTGGATTCTTCAGGAACGGTTGTGGCTGCTGCCGCTGCCACTGACATTCCAATTGGCGTTCTTCAGAACGCTCCAACTTCAGGACAAGAAGCAGAAGTGCTTGTTGTTGGCGGAACAAAACTTGTCGCTGGTGCGGCAATCGGTGAAGGTGCTCTTGTTGGAACAAGTGCTACAGGCAAGGCAGTTGCTCTTGTTGCTGGTACAGATACAACAAAGTACGTTGTCGGAACACTTCTAACAGAGTCAGGTGCAGACGGAAACGTTGTAACTGCCGTAATCAACTGTGCCAATCCTGGCAGAGCCGCGTAAGGAGCGATAAAAAATGCCTCAGCCAAATATAAACTCAACACACGTAGACGCAATTTTGACAAACATTTCTGTTGCGTACCTACAAAATCAAGAGAACTTTATTGCTGATAAAGTTTTCCCAATTGTCCCTGTAGATAAGAAGTCCGATAAGTTCTTCACCTACACAAAGAATGACTGGTTCAGAGATGAAGCACAGCGTCGCGCTGATGCTACTGAGTCTGCTGGTGGCGGTTACAACCTCGGTACAGGGTCATACTCTGCTGATGTTTACGCTTTCCATAAAGACGTTGGCGACCAAATGCTTGCTAACTCTGATGCTCCACTCAACCCACTACGCGAGGCTACAGAGTTCGTAACTCGTCGTATGCTTCTTCGTAAGGAACTTCAGTTCGTTTCTGACTTCTTCACAACTGGTGTATGGGGAGATGACGTTGCTGGTGTTGCTGGTTCTCCAAGTGCTAATGAGACAAAGCAATGGTCTGACTACACATCTTCAGACCCAATTGACGACATTGAAGCCGCAAAGAGTGAAATCCTTGCTAACACAGGAATGGAAGCCAATACTCTTGTACTTGGTTACGAAGTATTCCGTCAACTAAAGAATCACCCTGACTTGGTAGACCGTATCAAGTACACATCTTCACAAACAATTACAACCGATATGCTCGCACGTATGTTCGACATTGACCGTGTTCTTGTTGCTAAGGCAGTAAAGGCAACTAACAACGAAGGTGCTTCCGAAGCGTATTCATTCGCTTACGGTAAGGGCGCTCTTCTTGCTCACGTTGCTCCAACTCCTGGTCTAATGACACCTTCTGCTGGATACACATTCTCTTGGACTGGCGTATCAGGCGGTATTGGCTCAACAATCGGTGTAAGTTCATTCCGTATGGACTCACTTCGTGCAGAGCGCGTCGAGGCTGAAATGGCGTTTGATAACAAAGTAATTGCTGCTGACCTCGGTTACTTCTGGAACACAATCGTCGCTTAATGACTGACTGGTAAGGGGGGAGACCACTCTCCCCCCTGTACCTCTTTCTGAAAGGAAGAAAAATGGCTCAAGTAAATCGTATCTCCCGTGGTGAAATTGCTGTTGGTGGAATTGTCGGTTCAACAGGTGACGTAAATTATGGACTTGACTTTGGTACTGCTTCTGTAGACCCAGCGTCTATTGCTGCTACCACTCGTGGCTCAGTAACATTCACTTTGACTGGTGCTAAGACCACAGACGTTATTATTGTTAATCCACCTTCTGACCTAAATGATGATTTGATTTTCTGTGGAGCGGCTGTATCAGCGGCAGACACAGTTTCAAT